TGCAATTAGGTGATTTTTTAAATGAAGGATATGGTACAGCAAATTCTTCGACAACCTTAAATGCTGCTGTAGTCGATATTAATGGTTTAGATACTGGGACTTTAGGTGCAAGTCATGTCTATGCGCTATATGTGATTGGTGATTCTAGTGCAAAAAATCCGACAGGAACTATTTTGTCATTGAATCAATCAACTCCTGGTTTACCATTTGGCTATGATTCCTATCGAAAGATTGGTTATTGGACGACTGATAGCAGTTCACATTTCTTGAAAGGTGCTTATTCTGCTTCTGGTAATGGCGTCAGAACTTTTTATTATGATGCGCCAATTTCAGTTGGTACGACTTCATCATCTGCAAGTTATGCGGCTATTAATCTGACTAACTTTGTACCGTTAGTTAATAATATTCCGGTATGGCTGAATGTCAGTTTCTCAGGCACTGCAAATGACACGATGAATTTGCAGCCAGGAAATGCGACAGGTAATGCGATTACCATAACCGCGCAAGTAACCTCTCAAGCACAAACTCAAGATGTGAGAGTCCTTGCTCAAAATACTGTGATTAGCACTGTTAATTCGCCCACTATCAATTATAAAAATAGTGGAACCGATACGATTGCTATTTTGGTAAATGGTTATGATATTGCATTGTAAGGCATAAGGATATGCATCATGGCTTATACGGTAACAGACCTGATTACTCGGGCGTACTATTTATCGCAGGTAGTTTCCCGCGAACTTGAAACAGTTAGTGGGCAACAACTATCCGATGGATTGATATGGCTTAATGCGCTGTTATCGTTAAAGTCTGCTTATACACGCGTTATTCCTTATTACACGCAATATGAATTTGACGCGGTAATTGGACAAGAAGAATACTTTGTTCCGAATTTGGTCACGCCTGAAACGCTTACGTTTAACATTGGCACAGTGCGTTATTCGACTCAGCCAACTAGTCGTCGATCATATTTCGGTACAGGTCGTGTTGATAATATCACTTCGCTTCCTTTCAATTGGCATTTTGAACGCGTATTGGGCGGATCAAATATATTTTTATATTTCCTTCCCGCTGCAGCATATCCAATAAAAATATGGGGCAAGTTTGGCTTTGATGATGTAACGCTTAATCAAGATTTATTACTCACCTATGATGAATATTATATTGATTATCTGCGTTATAGATTAGCAATGCGAATTTGTTCTGAATTTGCAATTCCAATGCAGCCTCAAGCGTTGGCGGAATTAGCAGAACTTGAAGAAGCAATGACAGATGTTAGTCCCCCCGATATGACGCTCACTAAATATTCCACGCTGCAAGGTGAGACTGGAATTAACTGGGGCGATATTAATATTGGTCGTGGTTGGAGACCTGGTAATTAAGGAGTTTTATATGAGCTATTTTTTAGATCAAAAAAAGAAATCCGGAAATAAAGAAGAAGAAATAGAAACACCTTTATCTAGTCGGGTTGAAAAAATGAATCCGACAGCTAAAAGTCTTCTTGGATTTCCAGCCTTTGCAGGAGATGCTGTTTATAACGTTGGAAAGCATTTAAAAAATAAATTTAGCGAATAAGGCTAAATAATGAAGGGACGCTCTCCTACTTTTAAACAAATTCCACTCGATATTGTGGGTAGCACTGTCTTTGGCAGATATCCAAAGATATCCGTGGAAGAAACATTTAATATGATTATATCCGACAACTGGCTTGTCCCTTATGCAGGTCATATGTTGGTAGCCGCGATCATCCTCTCAGCTGAAGGTCGCGGTATTTTTACAAGTGTTCGTTACAATCATATGATTGTGGTGATTGCAAATAGTGTCTATTCGATCAATGCCAATTTAAATGTGAATTTGATTGGAACAATTGGGACATTTGAAGGCGATGTTTATATTGATGAGAATAATGCGAATCAAATCGCAATTTGTGATAAAGAACATATTTATATTTTTAATTGGATGACGGGTGTATTTTCCACAGCAACGCTTGATGGAACGAACCCACTTGATTTCACGCCAGGATATATTTCTTATCAAAATGGCAGATTTGTCGCTGCTGCATTAAATACTCCATCATGGCGATTATCAAATGTAGGAAATGGTTTATTGTGGCCTGATGATTCATTTCATGTGGGTTTCCTACAGACGAAGCCTGACAATGTGGTTGCGACTCAGCGCGTACCTTCACGCGGAAATTTACTCTATGTTTTTGGAAGTACAGTAACTGAAATCTGGCAGGATATTGGCGCACAATTATTTCCTTATCAGCGTAATGCATCTGTTAATATTGATTATGGGTGTTTAAATCCTGCAACGATTGCATTCAACGATACCATTATGGTGTGGCTTGCTGCGAATGAAAAATCAGGGCCAATGATTGCATATTCTATGGGTGGCGATATTAAAAAAATATCCACTGATGGTATTGATTTTAAATTATCGCAATTAACGAATCCTTCCAATTCCTATGGATTTTTATTTAGACAAGACGGTCATTTAATTTATCAAATCACATTTCCTGACGATGAGCTTACTTATATCTATGATTTTAATACGTCTAAGTTTTTCACTTTAACTGATGAGAAAATGGAAGCTCATATTGCAAAACGAGTGGCATTCTTCAATGATCAGTATTATTTTGTTTCTTTTATTGATGGAAACTTATATCAACTTAGCACTGCTTTTACTACTTATAATGGGCAAGAAATTCCTCGCGTACGAGTATGTCGTAACATCAGGCTTGCTGATGCTTCTCGTTTTGCTATTAATAACCTTACATTTACATTAGAGCAAGGCACGCAGGAAAATGTTTTCTTAAATGGAAATCTAAATCCCATCCATCAAGCAGTAGCGCTTTCAGTCTCTAAAAATGGTGGTCAAAGTTTTGGAACCATTTGGACTAAGAAATTAAATCCTCGAGGCGTTTATAGGAATCGGTTGATATTTTGGAATTTGGGCGCCGCTAATGATTTTGTTCCTCAATTTAGATTCTGGGGACTAGGAAGATTTGTTGTAACGAATGGACTCATGGATATTTATCAATGAACATACCAAATTTTGAGAACATACAATTTGTAGATGACAATGGTTATCTGACGGAAAGTTGGCAGAATGTATTGCAGCAATTATTTTCTGCATTGCAATCAAATGTGTCGAATGAAGGATTTCAAATCCCTCAACAACCAACAACTGCGATTGCATCATTACAATCGCAATTTGCTGCATCAACTGATCCGGCTGTATATAATGGTGATATGTTGTACGACAGTACAACTGACCAGCTAAAGGTAAATATAGCCGGTACTTTTAAAGTTGTTCAAGTAGTCTAAGGATGGACTTATGAGCTTTTTCGATGATTATGGCCCTGGCGCACTTCTCGGTGCTGGTGGCTCTAGCATAATGAATATGTTCGGCGGCGGTAAAGATCCATATAAAGCCGGTAAAAAATATTATGACCAAATTCCTGGCACGATTAAACCTTATTTCGATCCCTATATTAATGCGGGTCGTGATGCTATGGGTAAACTCCAAGGCGAATATGGGAGTTTAATTGGCGGACGCGGTGACCTCCAAGGCCAGTATAATAATTTAATGAATGACCCTAATGGGTTTCTCAATAAAATTGGCGGTGGTTATCAGAAATCACCTGGTTTTGATTGGCAGATGAATCAAGGAATGAATGCAGCAAATAATGCTGCAGCATCCGGTGGAATGGCAGGTTCTCCCCAGCATCAACAACAAGCAGCAATCATGGCAACAGGTCTTGCTAATCAAGACTATTACAATTATCTGAATCATGCCCTGGGTATGTATAACACTGGACTACAAGGTAATGCAGGATTGTATGGTACGGGACTGCAGGGATTACAAGGCATTAACCAAATGGGTTATAATGCATCAGATCAACTTGCCGGTGGTCTTGCAAACAATTTGATGAATCAGGGAAATATGGCCTTTTCAGGTCAAGCCTCAAGAAATCAATCGCAAGGTCAAAGCATGGGTGATTTAATGAGTATGCTTGCCATGTTTGCAATGTAATAAGGATATTATTATGCAGATTCCAGTCCAGCAATTTCCCATCCTGACTCCAGGTCAGATGAATCCATATCATCAAGCACTCCAAGGTGGGCTTGAAATGTATGGGCAGATGAATACTGCAAAATATGCGCCTCAGTTAACTCAAGCGAATATTGCTGCAAAAAATGCTTATGCCAATAATTATCATCGCCAACTTCTTGCTCAAGTATTAGGGAATAAAGATGCAGTAGCAGGGATGAAACCTGAACAACTTCAAGCATTATTGACGCAATTTGAGCAAGGTGGTCAAAATGCAGGTCAGG